ATTACTATTAATATTTTGTAATTGTACAGTATCAATACGTTGCGCAGAAATAGATTTCTTTGCTAATGATATTTGTTCTATATTTTTATATTGATCTAACATTTTATTCTACTATAATTTCATTTCCAGTTGCAGCCGTACGACGTACTTGGACTGCTCCTCCAACATTATCTAATATAACAGTATCTTGATTAATACTATACACATTAGCATATAAGTTGTCTACAGGATTCGGTATATCAACAACATCAATATCCCACGCACAATTTTCAGCTATTATCCAACTAGGACTACCAGATTCTGTACGTATAGTATATACATCACCTTTTCGCGTATTATTCATATCTACTATATATGTTAATTGCAAGAATGGATATCCAGAATCGCTAAATCCATATGGATTAGTACTACTATCTACTTGACCACTAGGAGAAGCGTTGGCTTCTTTATATATAATAACCGGTGATGGTAGTGGATTATAACTTTTTGGATTTCGTCGGCGAATCTCCGTTCTAAACCCAGTACGAGAATCAACTGATGAATTCCACTGAATTTGAATTGAGAATTTTAATGTTTTATTTTGTTGCTTTAATGTGTTAAACACATCTTCAGTAATGGTATAACTATTAACATTTTCTTGTATACCACCAGTAAATTGTAATTCTTTAAGTCCGAGACTTTCAGTTCCATCATTATAATACCAGGAGGTAGTATACCAAGTATTAATTCTTTGAAGTCCATTCGGCTGTCCCTTGGCATCTACAGATATTGGTATTATATATTTTGCTGATATATTATCAAAATCAAAGTTAACATCAACGTCAATTGGATTGCTAGTAATTTGTACTGGAAAACTAAAATAATTAAAACGGGTATCCAATATGTCTAACATTGGCTTCGAATCAAAATTAAAAGAATTGGGTTCAATAACCATATATGATCCGGACTGAACTACAATGTTTCCATTTATATCTCTAGGAATAATATCAGTATTATTAGAAACAACTGTTAATCCATCTTTAATATACTTAGATGTTTGCTGTAACGCTACTGGATCTAACTGTTGTAAAACAGTTAATCCATCTTTAATATACTTAGATGTTTGCTGTAACGCTACTGGATCTAACTGTTTTGCTTTTAAACTTGCCATTATCGAACTACTTTAAAATAAATTTCGTCGTCAATATACTCTTCCATAACCCCATCCTCAATTTTTAATTCTATGCGGTAATATCGTTCCGGCATAAAACTATTCATATCTACATGTATGAAATTACTTGTGTTATCACAACTTACTTTATTATAAATATTATCAAACGGAATTATGTACTCATCTGTAGCAGCATCACGTATTGCATAATATGTAGTAGTTGGTAAATATTTTACTGTTTTAAGTGGAAATAAATTTGAAGGAGACTTTTGTGGAAATTTATCTCGAGCATATATTCTAACTTTAGTAATCTCAGTATCTTTATACGACGGTTTAGTCTTGCTGTAAGTCAAGTATGACTCTAAGTTAACCGACGTTAACGATCCTGTTGTAAAAGTGCTGTTATCCCAGTACATCGTTAATCTAGGGACATATATAGTATGTGTTTCTCTACTAAAGAATTTAATAATACCNGTCTTAGTTCCGTCGGCTTCATCTGCATCTGAAAACTTGATTAAAAATCCATTATTATCTACAGACACATTACTACTTCCAGATATCCATGTTTTTACTGCACCAGTAACATCCATATTAATATCAGTTGGTCTATATGAAAAAGATTCATTTTCAGTTAAACCTGGTTGATAAAAATAAGATGAGTCAAATGATGATGTGTTAAATATACCAGAGCCAGATTGCCATAACCAGCTACCTCCAAGACCACTACCAGACACATATAAACTAGGAGCTCCAGTATTAATAACTTGACTACTAGATATCCAAGATGATCCACTTAATGTTACTGAACCACTTGGGGTAAATGACCAAGATGTGTGTGGTGTTGCCCAAGATACACCATCTTGCGTGGCAACTGTGCTAGTAGCATACCCAGTACCATTAGTCCATGGTTGCCCCATTAATTTTGCATCTAACGTATAATCTGCAGGAAGATTAGTTGCATTAGTAGTAAACAATTGCAACACAAATTTACATGAATTTAAGTCTGCAGAATATTTTGTTAATGTGTCTTGAATCTCAGACATATCAAATTTAACTGCAAATCTAGATTTAACTAATGTTGCACCGTCAGTATCTAGTTGTTTTCCAACTTCTAATATTTCGTCTAATCCAGTATTATGTGATTGAAGACTATTTGCTTCATATACGGTAGCATCACTATCTGCATAAAATATTCTAAACATAATTAACTTCCTGAACCTGTACTAATCATTAAATAACTACCACTTCGCCAAAGTTGTCCGTTTACAGTTGGATCCGCTGCTGGAAGTGATGCTGTGTAAATAAATGCAGTACCTTCTGAAATAAATTTTGAAGTTACTTGCAAATATTGAATTGAACCAGAGGTTGTAATTACATTTGATCCACTTGTATAAGAAGAACTAATTGAATTTTCAACATATGAAGCAGTTTGAGCTGTAGTAACATAACTTGCTGTTTGTGCCATAGTAACATATGAAGCTGTACTAGCTGTACCTGTCAATGTTCCAATTAAACTGCCGGTGATATTTACTGATCCTGAGAACGCAATATTTTCAACAGTATTTCCCGTTAAAACATTATATACATCAGAAACATAACTTGCCGAAATAAGTCCGCCTGATACAATACTTGTTCGATTATCTCGTATTACGCCCATTTTATATCCTTTTAGTATAAATATAAAGATATTAAGAACTTACTACTCTACCACGAATATCTTGATTAGGATATTTTACTTCAAAAATACTAGGATCTAGAGATGGATAAATTATTCCGTTTCTTGTTGATGTAGCAAGATCATATACATTTCCAGAATAACCATTATCAGAATTATATATATTTCTAACCGTTGCCGCAACTACGGTTTGTACTCCTTGAACGTTACCTATAATATTAGTAATAGCTGATTTTATAATAGGTTGATTAACTTGCCAGCGATCTATATTAAAATAATCTTTTAAACTAGATACACATTTCAATAATACTTCATTACTATTATAATTAGGAAGCACAGTTATTTCAAAATTAACTCCTATATTAATAATAAATGCATCTTTTATATTTACAGCGTCAGTTAATATACGATAATGATCAAGATAAGTTTTTAAATTTTCTTTAATTGCTTGGTTTAATGCTACTAATTGTTTATTTGCATTATATCCTAAAACATACATATTCATTGCTAATGGATTAGGAACACGCTTTTCAACTTGGTCTTGTTGCAATATTTGATCGTCTGGTACAATATATGCTTTTGCTACACTACCAAACTTTGCTGGCATCGAATATGTACGAATTATATAATCTTCACGCGTTACTAAACGATTCTGCGTTGCAAAATTAGCTAATGCATTATTTTTTATGTCTTGAAGTGTGTCTTGACTCTTAGCACCTGTTGCTGGAGTTGGATTATTTACTGCTACAGATGACTTAACAAAATTAACTATACCTGCATTATTAGTACTATTAACATCGTCTTCGAATTCTATAAAATCTACTACTGTTAATACATTGGATGTTACATTATCCGTTATACCATTACCAACAGTATATTTAACTGTTAATGTAGTATTTGATGGAGATTGTCCATAAGTCCTAGTAAATAAGAAATTCGATGGATCTATATCAACATCAATAGCCCGCCTAAATCCAGCTAATCCATTCCCTACATTAGTAGGATTAGGTACTATCTCTTCGTCATTATTATCAGATACTCCAGACCCAAATTGCATTTCTAATAAATTATCACTACGCAATCTTGTAATAAAACGTTTAGATGATTTTCTTAACTTTAATAAACTAGGTGCTGCAGATCTAAATACTGATAAGTCAGGATCATTTTCTGCTAAATTAGGTACAGACTCAAAAACAGTGTCTTGTGCTAAATAAGGAACCATATACCAATTATCACCATCTGATTCTTCACATGATATAACATCTATAATATTTCGATCCGGTAACACTACTTTATCATATGCAATTGGACTTCCAAATGTAAATGTTGTAGTTTTAACAGTACCGGAAACAGCTCTTGCTTTTTTCTTTAATAAATAATATATTGGTTGCTTAGTAGTATCGTCAGTTTCATATATTGTAACTTCGGTTGTATTGATACTAGAAGAAAATGCAAAATCAACAGAGTCTAGGGTTCTGAAAACAGCTGGTCCATCATTTTGTTTAATTTGAAACCCAGGTTTGATAGTTAATGCATAATTATAATCAGGTCGTACATTGTCACCAGAACCAATTGATGGAACTAATTGAAACACATCAACGTCTGTATACGCCGGGATTGCATTTTTAGGTGTATAACCTAATTCTTTTGCAATATCAAATATATTGCTACGTTCGGTTGCCTGTTCTAATAATGATTCCTTTATATTATTATCTGCATAATATGATAACACATCACCAACATATGAAGCCATTTCCATAAACAACATTCCGGGAGATGATTCATTAAAATCATTGTATGAGTCTGGAAAGTATTGTTTAGTAAAGTCTATCAGATTTTTACGAAATTGACCAAAATCTTTATTTATATACGTTATGTCTTTGTTTACATTCATAATTAATCTATTGTTATGGTAGATGAATCTTCACTAGCAGTTATTGTAATAGCATCAGTATTAAATCCATCAACAGTATATTTTAATGTTATTTTAATAGCGTGCAATAAAGTTGGATCGTCTTCTACGGTTAATATTTCTAAATCTTGAATTACAATATATGGTAACCAAGAACTTAATGCATTGGTAATTTCTAAATCAATTAACTCTTTAATATCAGGAGTACTCGGTTGGAATACTATACTTAATAAATTAGTACCAAAATTAATTAGATTATACCTTTCGCCTTTTCTTGTTAACAATAAATTTCTAATATTAGCTTTAGCTTGAGCATTTGTTGTATACAATGTTTTGAATACACCTGGATTACCGAAGGATAGGTCTACACCTAATCCAATTTCAGATTTTGTCGTTGTATCATTAACTGTTTGTATACGATATGCCATTATAGTGCAAAGCCTTTATTTTTTGTTTTATCCATTGCTTTCATTAATCCTCTATAATCACGATTCATTGCCTTTGCAACTACCGGATCAATCTGCATATTTTTTCCTGATTCAGGATCTTCCATTATTTGTGAAGTGGCATTACCATTTCGCATCATACCAAATCCCTGAGCATCATTAGCAGTGAATGACATATTATCCATTCCTTCTTGCATTAGATCGCCGTAACTAGGTACGCCTTCTTCTCGCAATGGATCTGTTTCATTTAATACATTAGCAAACTTATTATCTGCATATAATGATTTACTTTTAGTTTTTTTGATTGGTACTGGTTTACTCTCAACAGATTCTGTTTGTAATTCTGTAACCGTTGA